CTTCTTCTTATGCTTATGGCTATAGTGGCTCTCGGTTGGTTTTTTGTGGTACAGTAACAGATGTAACTGGAACAGCTGAAGCTGATAGCTTCTAAATTTAGTGAGTGATAATTAAAATTGTATTGAGTACTCCCCTGTAAAAGGGGGAGTACACTTTACGAGGTATATAAGTGGGTGCTAGTTGGTAGATTTGGTATTAGATTTACCAAAGTTATTACCAGAATTGTTTTCTACACCTATTAGTGAAAAAACTAGCTATGTGAATGCAGACTCTAGTAATGTAGCGAATCGTAGCAATAATAGTTCTAATGCTAATAGCAGTGTTAGTCAGCTTAATCTGAATAATACTTCTTCTAATACTAATGGCAATAATGGCTCTCAGTTAGTTTTATGTTGAAATGATTTTTGATATTTTTTGAACTTTAAATTTTGGCTAACTTCTTATATACCCTGCCTCTTGGCAAAAGATTACTTATAGGTTAGTAAGTACACTTAAGTGTGTGACGAACCCCTTTAATTTCAACAAAAATATAGATATGATAAATGAAGACTTATAGTAACTTGTTTGACAAAATATGCACGATTGAAAACTTCCAAGCTGCATATCAGAATGCTATAAAAGGCAAGATGCACTATAGGGAAGTAATAGAGATAGAAAAGAACAGAGATGCCTACTTGGAGGCTCTACTGGAAGAAGTAAAGTCCAAGAAATATAAGGTCTCAGAGTATACAGTGTTCAACCTCTTCACAGGTCATAAGATGAGAGAAATCTTTAAGCTACCTATGAGAGATAGAATAGTACAACATGCTATTATGATATACTGTGAGCCAATATTCAGAGAGACATTCATTCTAGATACCTATGCTTCTATTAAGACTAGAGGTATTCACTTAGGGTTACAAAGAGTGAAGAAAGCTCTAAAGAAGTACCACTACAAGTACTGCTTGAAACTGGATATACACAAGTGCTATCCTTCACTAGATAAGGAAATATTAAAGAAGAAACTAGCAAGGAAGTTTACAGACCCTGACTTACTAGACCTGCTATTCAAGATAGTAGATAGTTGTGAGAAGGGTGTTCCTATTGGAAACTATACATCTCAATATTTCAACAACTTCTACTTCAGTGATTTTGACCACTGGATAAAAGAGGTTAAGGGTATTAAAGCCTACTTCAGATATTGTGATGATATGGTTATACTGAGCAATAGTAAAGAAGAGCTTCATGCTATGCTAGAAGAAATAATGGGAAAGATGAAAGAACTCAATGTTTCACTCAAAGAGAACTATCAGCTGTTTCCTATTGATTCTAGAGGTATAAGCTTCCTTGGTTATATAATTACAGAGGACTGCATCAAGGTTAGAAAGAACACTAAGAAGAACTTTGTACACAAGGTATCAAAGATGAACTTTTCCAACCCCTCAGCTAAAGACATTAATGTACTTGGTTCATATTGGGGTATCTTAGTTCATGCTGATTGTAGACACCTATGGAAATCATACATGGGTTGTAGTGCATTCAAATCCTTCATGAAGAGATACAAGTGTTCAGCTAGAGATGTTCTTAATAAACCTATCAGGGTGCTAAGGGCTTACAGAAAGTATTCATCTGGTAAATGGTATACTGTTATGGAAGCTCTTGTTGGAAATCTGTATGCCACAATTAAAACTACAAGTAAGTATTTAGCAGTAGCTCTAAATGCTGTACTTCCATTTGATACATATATTATAGCTACTCAAAGAGGTTATAGATTTAATACAATTGTAATATGAATTGGACAAAAGGTAACACAGAATGGCTGAAGTCTGTAGAGTGTGTAAACACTAAGAAGGGTATTTACTATGTAAATATGGCTCCTACTGAATACCACAGTGAGGATGAAGAATCCTCTAATGTGAGGTATGTTAACTTCAGGATTGACCACCTTCCTTCAACTAAGGAACTTAAAGACATGCTAGTCTCAGTTCAGAATGACTATGACTCAAGTGATGAGGTCAAGGGTTTCTATGTTGGTGGTAGTATTGTATGGCTTGATAAGTCTACCAGACTTGGTCTAATCAACAGTCTTACTATACAGAAGGAAGAGGGCAATACAGAAAGTACTCTATGGCTTGATGGAGTGTCTTACACAGTAAACATTGATGCTGCTCTACAGTTCTTGAAGACCCTTGAACTCTATGCTATTGAGTGCTATAATGTAACTCAACAGCACCTAGCAGAGATTGAGGCTCTAACAGACAAAGATGCAATTTTGACTTATGATGTAACTAAGGGATACCCAGACAGAATATCCTTTAGCTGAGAGGGAAGAGGCTCTAGTTTCTAGGGCCTCTTTAGTTTTTGAATTATACTAATATAACTAATTTCCCTATACACTTGCAAATCTCGCATTTTTTACTTAATTTTGCAGCCAAAAAGATAGTTATGAAAAATTTACTCATAGTAATAATTCTCTTTCTATGCGTGTCCTGTGCTTCTACAAAGTATGTAGAGGTGCCTATTGAAACTATTAAGACGGAGTATGTCAATAAGGTTGACTACAAAACTGATAGTATCTTCATCAGGGATAGCATAGACAGATATATCAAGGGAGATACAGTCTTCATAGAGAAGTACAAAACTACATACAAGTACAAAGATAGAGTTCTTACTGATACTATAGTTAAGACTGATTCTATTCAGGTCCCAGTATACATAGAGAAGACAAAAGAAGTCAATAAGATTAAAGGCTATCAATACTTTCTAATGTACTCTGGAGTAACTCTCTTCTTGTTAATTGCGTACATAATTTACAGGTATATAAGAAAGAACCTAGACAAGATTAAAAAACTATTTAGTTAGCAGTGATTATAATGACTACGACAATAGTCTCAGCAATTTCAACTACAGCTATAGTGATGTTAATGCTAATCTAGGGTTGCTCTAATCTCTTCCAGGCTTCGGCTTGGAAGACAACAGAAACCAATTAAAACTTACTATATGAATGAAATCCTAATAACAGGAGGAATAGGTGTTATCTCTACTATAGTCAGTGGCTGGGCCAGCTGGGTATTTGCTAGGAAGAAATACTACAGTGAGGTTGACCACAATCTAATAGAGAACATGGAAAACTCCCTTGAGTTCTATAAGAAACTCTCTGATGATAACAGAGCCAGACTTGAAGAGATGGCTGAGAGAAACAAAGCACTAGAAGGTGAGTTACAAGAACTGAGGAAGCAGGTACTTAATCTTACAATGAATATTTGTTTGGACCTTACCTGTGCTCACAGAGTTAGAGAAAGACAAATTATAACTAGAAAGAACAATGGGAAAAGTAAAGATAGGCTCGATGAAACACAAGATTCTAGTAGAGGGTGATGCCAATCTACTAGAACCTAATGAAATACTAATAGCTAAATCAGAAGGATACACAGTACTCAGAGAAAGGCTTACAGATGGTTCTATCAAAACCTCTGTAGTAGTACCTCTTGAGGAGTTTGTATCTAAGACTAAAGATGAGAAAGATAACTGAAATCATAGTACATTGCAGTGCTACTCCTGAAGGTAAAGACTACACAGTAGCTGATATTGACAAGTGGCATAAAGCAAGAGGCTTTAAATGTATAGGTTACCATTATGTAGTATACAGAGATGGTACTTATCACAGAGGTAGACAGGATTCAGAAGTAGGTGCTCATTGCACAGGACACAATTCCAATTCAATTGGAATCTGCTATATTGGAGGTGTAGCAAAGGATGGTAAGACTCCTAAAGATACAAGGACAGAAGCTCAAAAGAAAACACTAATATCTCTTCTTAGAACTATGAAGGCTAGATACCCTAATGCTAAAATTTATGGTCATAGAGACTTCGCTAATAAGGCTTGTCCATCCTTTGATGCTACTACAGAATACAAGGATATTTAACTCTTAAACTTATATAGTATGGCTAGGAAAGTTAAAAGACCTAAACCTATGTCACCTAAAGCAGGTGTAAACCCTGGACATAAGTATGGATGTGGAGGAAAGGTTAAGAAATAAATCTCTCCATAAACTGTTGATATTAGCTATTAAGTACACTCCACTAGTTATTGCATTGTGTTATATGTTAAACACGCTATTTGCTTGGATGGGGTTCTACTTTGAACCCCTCAGCAACATAGCAGGCATGTCATTAATTACATGGGTATTTACTTACTTAGCTACTATAGCATTCAAATTCTGTGTGTATCATAGAATGTTTCTATGGTACATTCTAGCAGATGATATGCTTAATATTATTGACTACTATTGGTCATTGCCAATAACAGATAGTCAAATTTTGAGACTCCATAATGGTATTATAGGTTTATTGTTATTTGCATTGCTAATAGTATATGTTAAGAGTAATAAGGGAGAGGCTCCTTCAGATAATAAATGATATTGACGCAGGCAATAGTCATATCACAGAGGAGGAAGCAATTGAGTTGGCTAAAGTAATTCAATCATATACTGACAAGACTCAGAAGCTTAGTAAGTATAAAGCTTGTCAATACCTTAATGTAAGCAGGGCTACCTTTGATAACTATGTTAGAGAAGGACTACTACCAAGAGGTAAGAAAGAGATTGGATTCAAGGAGTTATTCTGGGTTGAAAAAGACCTAGAAGAATTTAAGAGGAAGAGTAGATGTTGACAGAAAGAAAATTTAGAGTTCCTATATATGACTTCAAGGTAATAGTCACAGTCTTTGATGATTATACTGAGGCTAGGAACAAGTTCCCTCATGCACTTGTAAGTAGTGCTTATGGGTGTACAATGGAATACATTGACTGTGGTAAATGCCACATACTCATACCATCAAGTGGTATGTCAACTGTAGTTCATGAGCTTGAGCATGTAAAGAACCTAATATGGAAGTTCACAGGTTATCAATCTCAAGCAGGCAATGATGAACCTGATGCCTATTTAATGGGCTATCTTTATGAACAGGTTGAGAAAATACTGAATATACACAAGAAGTTAGCATCTAGATGCTAAGTTTAAAATTCATAACACCCATAGGGTCAATACCTTATGGGTGTTTTTTTGTACCCTTAGCATTGTTAGGCCCCATGGGATTTTATACATACCTTTGCATCCGTAAGCTTACAAAATAAACCTAATTAAAAACACACAATTAACTTCATTACTATGAGAATTATAGAAGAAGATGATACTGTAGTTAGAGAAGAAAAGAAGGAGTATGCCTCTAGGGGTGTTGGTAATGCAGGCCTCACACTGGGTAAACTTTAATTATGCTCAGTATAAACTCCCTTAATTGCTGGGAACTCCTAATAGGACAATCAGCAGCTAAGACTTAATTTTTCATTTATACTCTTGCAAGTTCCAATAATACCTAGTATATTTGTAAAAAATAAATTAGGTATGGTAGGAACAATTTACAGATTTGAATCCCCTTCTGGTAAGTCCTATATTGGACAAACAGTAGATGCTAGAAGAAGAAAAGCAGAATTTACTAATTTTGATGGTAAATACTCTGGTAAAAAGTTTGATAATGCTAGAAGAAAATACGGACCTGACTCTTTCAAGTATGAAGTATTAATTCAACTCTATAATATAGATAGAGAAGAATTAAGAAGACAGCTTGATGAAATGGAAATATACTTTATTAAGAAGTATGATTCGTATCACAATGGTTATAATATGACTGAGGGAGGTTCTGGTTCTAAAGGCTGTTTTCAAACTGAGGAAAGTAGAAAGAAGATTAGCTTAAAAGCAATTGGAAAACCTGGTACTTTCAAAGGTAAACATCACTCAGAAGAAACTAAAAAGCTTCTTAGTGAATATGCTAAAACAAGAATAGGAAGTAAGAATCCTTTCTATGGTAAGAAATGTCCTGAAAGTACAAAGGAAGCTTTGAGAAAAGCTAATGGGATACCAGTTATACAGCTTGATTTAGAAGGAAACTTTATTAAAGAATTTCCTACAGCTAGAGATGCTGCCAATAGCTTTGGTAAGCCTAGAGCTAATTCTGATATAATTAAAGTCTGTAAGAATTATGTGTCTCCCTCAGGAAAACATTATAAAACTGCACTGGGTTATAAATGGAAATATAAGGAAAGTTCAACGACTATTCCGAAAGGAAGTACATTACAAGCTAATGGTAATGGAAATGGGGAGTACTCAATAGAGTAAAGATATAGTCTCAACAATATAGTAATATATTGAAGTTCATAAGAGAACTGCATAGAACTTGCGACTCTATGTGAAGATAATGATAATCGGTACTGCACTTGGTGCTTATGCTCTTAGTGGTAGAAACAATGGTTGGAACCTATTTGGCAGCAATGCCTCTATGCCTGAGAATGTAAATATCCTAGCTTCAGGTCTTGGTGCTGCTAATGGTACTA